ATGGGGGGGCGCGGGGCAGGCAAAACCCGGGCAGGGGCCGAATGGGTCCGCATGCTGGCAAAAACCAGTGCGGCAAAGCTATCGCAGGACGAGCAAATTAAAGTCGCGCTTATCGGCCAAACCTATGCCGATGTCCGGGAGGTGATGATTGAAGGGCCATCAGGGTTATTGGCAGTCCACCCACCGAGCCAACGCCCGAAGTGGATACCTTCGCGGCGTTTGCTGCAATGGCAAAATGGAGCCACCGCCTATGCCTTCTCGTCCGAAGACCCCGAGGCACTGCGCGGACCACAGTTCACCCACGCCTGGTGCGATGAAATTGGCAAATGGCAAAACGCAATCGAAACCTATGACATGTTACAATTCGGTTTGCGACTGGGGGAGAGACCGCAACAACTGCTCACCACAACACCAAGGCCAACACCACTTTTAAAAATGCTACTAAAAAATCACAGTAGACACGAGGCCGTGACTGGAGGGGAAGAAAAGGCGGAAGTCGACACAGGGTTCTATTTAACTCACGCCACCACTAAAGATAATGCTGCCTTTCTCGCACCAAGCTTTTTGCAAGGTGTATTCAACAAGTATGCCGGTACCCGCTTAGGCCGTCAGGAACTGCAAGGTGAATTGATCGCGGACAGTGAAGACAGTTTGTTCCAGCGCGTATGGTTTGAAAAAGAGCGCCTGGCACAAGCACCGGAACTGGTGAAAGTCGTGTTGGCGGTAGACCCCCCAGCCACCAGCGGCAAACAAGCCGATGCATGCGGTATCGTTGCCGTTGGTCTGGATGAGAAAAGCCATTTATACGTCATTGCCGACCATAGCCGCCAAGGCTTACGCCCCGCACAATGGGCAAGTCATGTGGTGCATGTAGCGCAGCATTTACAAGCCGATTACGTTGTTGCCGAGACCAATCAGGGCGGCGAAATGGTGGCGCAAATGATTGCCAGCATCGACCCCGCTGTACCGGTAAAAAGCGTCCATGCCAGCACCAGCAAAAGCCGTCGTGCCGAACCAGTAGCCCTGCTATACGAGCAAGGAAAGGTACATCATACGGGAAGTTTTCCCGAGCTGGAAGATGAACTCATGAGCTTGAGCATGAGCGAAAATACAAGCGGCTATCGCGCCAAAAATAAAAAATCACCCGACCGTGCCGATGCGTTGATTTGGGCCATCCGTGAGCTTGCACTCAAGCCAAAAGCCACACCCAAAATGAGGGTACTTTAGCTATTTCAATAGCTTAATTGGTATTGTTGAATCATTTTTTCAACCAAAGTTCCAGTTGAATCAATTTGTTAACGTCTAAAGACCGCAGCTAAGAAAATACCCGCGAACCTGCAGGAAATAGGAAAGGTCAAATCGCCCACCCTCCTAAAAAAGGGAAGTTAAAACATGCGCTTACCAAGGTTACTTGAATCACTTTTTTCAAAGAGCGAAAGCAATCATTTCACCAGTAACAATTACACCACCAACCGGAAACCAGATTTGCCAGCCAGCGAGATAAAAGCCTCGCGGACAATGAAATTGGCTGCCCTAACAAAGCAGGGGCAAGCCCGTTGGACACCGCGCGATTATGCGGCACTTGCACGCGAAGGCTATAGTAAAAATCCTGTTGTTTACCGCTGTGTCCGTATGATTAGCGAAGCGGCGGCATCACTCCCGCTCACCTTGGTGAAGGGGCGGGATGAATTGCAACAGCACCCTTTACTGGAGCTGTTACAACAACCAAGCCAAGGCACTACAGCTGCGAGTTTTTGGGAGGCTGTTTATGGCAATCTCCTCACGGCAGGCAACGCCTATATCGAGCAGGTGAGTTTGAATGCAACACCACGTGAATTACACGTGCTGCGCCCGGACCGCATAAAGGTCGTAACCGATAAAAATGGCTGGGTAAGTGCCTGGGATTATCAGCTCGCCGGGCGTAGCATGCGCATTGCTACACAGCTTGATGCACCCATAGCACCATTGTTGCATATAAAAATGTTTCACCCCCTCAACGACCATTACGGCTTTGCCCCGCTGGAAGCGGCTTTGCTGGCACTCGACAGCCACAACGCAGCCGCTACCTGGAACAAGGCACTGTTGGATAATGCAGCCTGTCCCACAGGCGCACTTGTATATGGTGGCAGTGAGGTGATGAACCTCACCGAAGACCAGTTCCAAAGCTTAAAGGCAGAATTGGAAGGCAGCTATCAAGGAGCGCGCAATGCTGGCCGCCCGCTGTTGCTGGAAGGGGGGCTGGAGTGGCGACCCATGGGACTATCCCCCAAGGATCTGGAGTTCACAGCTGTTAAAAATCAGGCCGCACGGGAAATAGCACTGGCGTTTGGCATACCGCCCATGGTGCTGGGTATACCGGGCGACAACACCTACGCCACCTATAGCGAGGCCAACCGGGCATTCTGGCGTCAATGCGTTATTCCGCTGGTGCGTCGCTGCACCAGTGAACTCGCCTGTTGGCTCGCGCCCGCCTATGGTGAAAGTTTGCGCCTGGCCCCCAATTTGGATGCAATCGAAGCGCTTTCTTCCGAACGCGCTAATTTATGGCAGCGTATCAATGCGGCAGATTTTTTAACCGATAACGAAAAGCGCCATGCCGTGGGCTATGCCCCGCACCCGTCACCATAATCGCCATATAGGCGAACATCGCTCTATGGGCGTGCTGCGACGGTAATACTGCCCGCAAAATCCGACAACTTCCCGTCACGAAGACAAATACACAAAGGAGGAACTGCTTGCGTGTCCTGCACACCTCTTGTCATGGCCATTGAAGGCTATGCCAGCCGCTTTAATGAAGCTGATGCGGGTGGCGATATCATAAAGCCGGGTGCTTTTACCCAAACCCTTGCCAATAAACCCCCGAGCGCCATCAAGATGTTATGGCAACACGACCCCGCCCAGCCAATTGGTGTCTGGCAGCGTATCTATGAAGACCAAAGCGGCTTGTTCGCGCAAGGCCTTTTGATTGGCGGCGTGCAAAAAGCTGCTGACGTTATGGCTTTGGTGAGCTGCGGTAGCATCAACTCCCTGTCTATCGGCTTTAAAACCGGGCGTGCCCGCGCGCACCCGCAAGCTGCGCATCGGGAAGTCCTGAGTGTAGATCTTTGGGAAGTCTCTCTGGTGACTTTTCCGCTGCTCGCAACGGCCAGATTTTGGCCGCGCCCATTACCGAAAAATGACTTTTAGCGAAACCATTGCAAACTTAAGGAACAATATCATGTCCAAGCATACGAACAGCCCAAGTCCGTTGGAAACAAAAGACTTAACCCGCCAACCACAAATGCGGCCAAATACACGACCAGATACACTGGCCCCCAAGCAAAAAGGGCAGTATCAGTTTTCTACGCCCCCCAAATTCTCCTATGTGCCCGATAGTGTGCAGGCAGCCTACCAATCTCTCAACCATGCCCACGATGAATTTATAAAAACCAACGATACCCGGCAGGCACTGGAGCAAAAAGGCCAGGCAGATGTATTGCTGCTTGAAAAGCTCATGCGCTTGGATGGCGAGCTGGACACCAGATTGCAGGCATTGGAAGCATTGGCCTTAAAAACCCGCCGTCCGGCACTCTCGCAATACGCGCACACCACCGACCAACAAGGGGAAGCTGCGGAGTTCGCCCATCAGTATCGCGGTGCATTTATTAACTATATGCGCAAAGGCGCTGATGACAGTTTACGGCAACTGGAAAGTAAGGCATTGCACATTGGCGGTGATAGCGATGGCGGCTATCTGGTGCCAGAGCAGACCGAGGCACAAATACTTACCGCATTGACCAAAGTCTCGCCGCTGCGTTCCATTGCCGGTCAGCGACAAGTATCAGCCAGTGTCTACAAGCGCCCCTTTAGTATCAACGGTCCGGCCACCGGTTGGGTGGGCGAAACGGCTGATCGCCCGCAAACCCAAAGCCCCGAACTGGCCGAGCTGGCATTTCCAACCATGGAACTTTACGCCATGCCCGCCGCCACCCAGAGCCTGCTTGATGATAGCGCGGTGAATGTGGAAGAATGGATCGCCCAAGAAGTGGAGACAGCCTTTGCTGAGCAGGAGAGCGAAGCATTTGTTTCCGGAACCGGCAACAATATGCCCACCGGTTTTCTCGCTTATCCGATAATTGAGGAAACCAGCTGGAGCTGGGGCAAACTGGGCACGATAAAAACCGGTGTTAATGGGGCACTGCCCGCAACCGCACCGACCGATAAACTGATTGATCTCATATACACCTTGAAAAGTGGCTATCGGCAAAATGCCAGTTTTGTCTTCAACCGTAAAACCCAAGCACACCTGCGCAAGTTAAAAGATAACGACGGCAACTATATTTGGCAGCCGCCCGCCAACGCCAACAATAAAGCCTCCTTGATGGGCTTTCCCGTGGTGGAACTGGAGCACATGCCGGATATGAGCGACAACAGCCTGCCAATAGCATTTGGTGACTTTGCACGCGGATATTTGGTGGTGGACCGCTTGGGTGTCAAAATATTGCGCGATCCTTATTCCGCAAAACCCTACGTGCTGTTTTACATCACCAAACGCGTGGGCGGCGGTGTTCAAGACTTCAATGCCATCAAACTGATGCAATTATCAGCCTGATTTTACCGCGCCCGGCTTGCCCCAAAAGCCCAAAAGCCCTTGTGCCAGCGGGGCAAGTCAACACGCCCATTTTCAAACAAAGATCAGGAAACATCATGACAGCGGTTTTGGTCGAATACCCCAAAAGCGAACCGGTAACTCTTGCAATGGCTCGTATGCATTTACGCATTTCGCACGCCCATGAGAACGAGCTAATTAGCCACTTGATACAATCAGCCCGTCAACAAGTGGAACAGATGACCGGCCGGGCGCTCATCAACCAGCTTTGGCGTCTTTACATCGAAGATGTTCCCCAAAGTGGCCGCATCACGCTGCCCAAAGCGCCAGTGAGCCAAATTACCAGCATAACGGCCTATGATGGTGCCGGTTACCCCGTCCTCATCGATCAAGATAAATGGCGCAGCAAACTAAACGCCAATCCACCCGCCCTACAATTGTTGCCATTGGCCGAGATAAAGGCAAAAGCGCAAAATGGGTTGGAAGTTGACTTCATTGCTGGTTATGGCGAGAGTGCAGAGAGCGTTCCTGAAGCTTTGAAAACCGCCATTTTGTTACTCGTCGGGTTTTGGTACGAACATCGCACGGGCGCACATACCGGCAAGCTGACAGATTTACTGCCCCACGGCCTCGATCATGCCTTGTCACCGTTTAAGGTGCTGCGCCTATGAAAACGGGCAGCAACTATAATGAACCGGTAGAACTGCTAAGACCCGTATTTGATGCCGAAATGGAGCAGGTAGAAAGCTGGCAGACAATGGGCCTTTATTGGGTCCACATTGACAGCTTTCAAGCGAACGCACACAGCCAGATGCAAACCCAGCGCAGCGAGACCCGTTATCGGTTGCGTATGCGTGCGCCTTGTCCCTTGCGCCCCGGTTGGCGCATGAAAACTCAAAATGCACTTTGGGAGGTGGAGGCGGTAAGCTCAACACTCCAGCAGCGTGGTGATATCCTCGTGCTTGCAATTGAGCGCGAAGTGCGTGCCATCTGATGCTGGCCAGTCAAGGAAACAGCCCGAATGCTAGACCATAAGCAGCAAATGACGGCCATTATCATGGCTTTGCGCCAGCGCGCGCAGCTGACAAGGTTTCTTGGTGATCCCCCAAGAATATACAGTTTGCCACCACGCGGTTGCCCTTTTCCGTTTTTAGTGCTGGACCGGATCAACTCGCAAGCGTTGACAGCAGACCAACAGGCGTTGTGGCGTTTGAATTTCACGCTGATTGTTTACAGTGCTGGGCAAAAAAGAGGGCAGGGGCTGGCAATCATGGACCAGGCCGGAGAGGCGCTGCAAGATGCTGTGATGCGCGGCGACTTACTTGCCATCACAAGTTGGCAGCAACGTGCTGAGCATCGTAAAGATGGCAAAACAACTACAGTTTATCGCAGTTTTCAGCTTCTGGCGCAGCAATAAGCACCAGCCCTAGTGCAGGTTCGCGCACAAAGCCATTTCCTTTTTCATTACAATCAAAGCGAGGTCGATATGTCCGTAAAGACAGGGCGTGACTTGCTGTTAAAGCTCGATCACGACAATACCGGTAATTTTAAAAGCGTGGCTGGGTTGCGCTCGCGCCGCATTGCCTTCAACGCCAATGCGGCCGATATAACCACAACGGAAAGTGCAGGACGTTGGCGCGAATTACTGCAAGGTTCTGGAACACGCAGTGTTAGCTTATCAGGGCGGGGCATTTTCCGCGATGACGATAGCAGTCAGCAAGTACAGGCCCTTTTTTTTGCCAGCCAGCAAGTGCCATGGCGCCTCATCATCAATGGTTTTGGCCAGATTGAAGCACCATTTCATATCTCGGCACTTGAGTATGCCGGTGAATTTAACGGAGAAATGAACTACGAACTGGCCCTTGAATCGGCTGGCCAGGTCATATTCTCCGCGCTCGGTTAACGGTGCTTTGGGAGGCTCAATGATAAAGAACCAGATCGTTTCCCACCAATCGAGGGGGAACGCCATTCGCGGTGAAATCATCGCCAAAATGAACGGCAAAAACCAGCCACTCTTGTTGTCATTAGGCGCATTGGCGCAACTGGAAACGGCACTTGGTTGCAATTCGCTTGCGCAGTTGGCAACAGATTTAAGCTCGGGTGCGATTTCTGCCAAGCAAATTCGTGCTGTTATTTCTGCCGGAAGTTATGGCGCTGGGCACCCCTTGAGTGAACAAGAGCTGGACAGTTTGACAACGGCTAACGGGGTTGCCGGGCTGATTGCTATCACCCGAGATTTACTTGTGGCAACATTTGCCCCAAATCCGCAGGAAGCCGAAACGGGCAACCACAACGAGTCCGATCATGATCCAAAAGCTTGAACTGCCATTTGAGCGAGCAAACACCACAGCCAACATGCAGCCACAACAACTGGATTATCCCCTCGAATTGGCCTTTGTCAAAATGGCTGCACTCTTTGGTTTCGCGCCCCAGACAATATGGAGTTTAACCCCCAAAGAGGTGGCACTCTTGCTCAAAGCAGCCGCACAGTCACATCAAGCGCGACAAGAGCCACCAGCCATGAACTGCCAAGTCCTTGAGGGGCTTATTTCCAAGTATCCCGATACGTGAATGAAAAGGCTCATTATTTGAATAAGTGGCGAACGAGACAGCGCAACGTGGGGTCTCAAGTGAAAGTCGGGAGGGCTAAATGGACGATTGGCAAAGGCAGGATCAAAGTTCACTGCTTTCAAAACAACAGCTAAATCAGCTTGAAGAAGCTTTGCATGGCCTAGAAGGGCTGGCCGATAGGTTTTCTCATAAACTGGTGGGGGGCCTGAAAGCGGCTACGATAGAAGGCCAGTCCCTCTCGCAAATCATGCGGCAAATCTATTTGGACATGTCGCAAAGTGCCCTACAACATTCTTTGAAGCCATTGCAAACAGCACTCGCAACAGGTTTGCAAAGCATTTTTGCCAATACAGGCACCGCACCCTTGAGCTTTAACAATTCAGGTTCACGCGTACCCTTGCCGCAAATGTTTGCCAGCGGAGGTATAATAAATGCGCCAACGCACTTCAATTTACCTGCAGGAAATAGCGGCGTGATGGGAGAGGCGGGGCCAGAGGCCATCATACCGCTAAAGCGCGATAAAAGCGGTCAATTGGGCGTGGCCGGTCCTGCTGCGATGGGAGGAGGTAACATCACAATAAATATAAGCACACCGGATGTGGGTGGCTTTCATGCATCTTCTACGCAAATCGCGGCAATGGTGGCCCGCGCCGCCGGACGGGGACGACGCGGGCTATAACGTCGGCGTTGAAGAGGAGGGACTCAAGAACCGACGTGTTTCTGCCCCACTGGAGGGCGTAATTCTTGAACGTACTGTCAACGCGCGTTCAAGCGCAAAGCTGACAATCATGTGCAAAGCAATAGGTTACTTCAGTTTTTCCGTCCTTGAGAAAAGTCAAAGCCAATCACTTTAATGCGCATTCGCCCCTGAAAACTATGGGGTAATTTAAAATAGATACAATCTATTCAAGACCGCCCTGTTTTCGCCAACGACCGAGTTTCAGATCACAAAACCGAGGTAAGCATGAGTTTTTTGCAGCAAAGATTTCCCTTGCAAATTGCTTTTGGAATGAGCGGCGGGCCTCAATGGCAAACCCAAATAGCCACAATGACCAACGGTAAAGAAGCTCGAAACGGGACATGGTCGCAAGCACGAAGGCGATATGATGCGGCAAGTGGTGTACGCTCGCTTGCTGATCTGCAACAATTGTTTGTGTTGTTTGCCGCAGCGAAAGGTCGGTTAAATGGCTTTCGTTTTCAAGACCCCTTTGATTATTGCTCCTGTGTTTTGCCAGGCCCTCCCACACCACAAGATTGTTTACAGGCTTTTGCGACAGGCTCCCTTGAGAGCCGCTACCAACTTGTGAAGGTTTATCGCCCAAGCACAATGCAAAGCGAAAGTGCCCAAGAAGCTTTGGAAACTGAAAGCCAGTGGAACCAATGGGGCAAGCGGGCCATAACACGGCCACATCAAGACAGCCTGCTGATCGCCATTGAAGGGGTTGCATTGCCCTCAAACACATACAGTTTGGATGTGGCGAGCGGGCAATTTTATTTTCTTCAAGGAAGTGTGCCAGCAAAAGGGGCACGCATAACGGCCGGTTTTACCTTTGATACCCCGGTACGCTTTGACAGTGACACACTGGAAGTGACGATGGAGAGTTTTGAGGCCGGTCAATTACCAACCATTCCACTGATAGAAATTATTGAGGCGGAATTGCCGCAAATTGACTGGTCCAGCCCGTAGTTGAAGGAGGCGCTTGTGAAACACGCGCAAGATGGCCAAGGTAGCGAGGCGCTGCAGGCCGAAAAGAAGCTGCAAAAACATCTGGAAAGTGAGGTGACCACACTGGCCCACTGCTGGATAATGCGAGCTAAAACTGGCAGGCAATTGGGATTTACCGAACATGATAGCCCGATACTTTTAAAAACGGTTTTGTGTCAGCCAGAACTTGTCGTTACAGCGGGTAAAAGCCAAAGTGAAAAAGGCTTTACTCCGGGAAGCGAGGAAGTTCGGGGCATTATTAACTCAAAAGGTTTGGAGAGCGCCGACTTGCTCTCTGGGGTTTGGGATAATGCTGAAGTGCTGGTGTATTGGGTCAACTGGCAAGACAGCAGTGCCTATAAACTCATGCGCCGCGCCTACCTTGGGGCGGTGCGTTATGACGGCCAACTGTTCCATGCCGAATTGATGGGTCTCGCCGCCAAACTCGACCAACGAAAGGGGCATGTCTTTTCGCGTCAATGCAATGCCGAGCTGGGCGATGCAGCTTGTGGGGTAGATATTCATCACCCCGATTATGCCTATGAAATGCAAGTCATTGAGCAGCAGGGGGATCATCGCTTGCTATTAAACGCAAATGCAGCGGTTCCCGCGGGCTTTTTCACCCATGGAAAAATTGAGGTACTCACAGGGCCGTTAAAGGGCTTGGTGCAAACAATTGTCGACCATGAAGTTATCCCGTCGCAATCCGCTAGCGCCAGCACCACCATACGTTTAACACTGTGGGCAGAGTTGAAGCACACACTGACAACCGATGACAGAGTGCGCGTTATTGTCGGCTGCGATAAAGCATGGACCACTTGCCAACGAAAATTCAAAAATCCAATTAACTTTCAAGGTTTTCCGCAAATGCCCGGCAATGACTTTGTTTTGGCAGGCCCTGAGCAAGCCAGTGGCCAAAACGACGGTGCTACGCTTACTTAA